GTTCTACATGTCTATAATAACTTTTCCATATCAGCGAAGATGTGGGATCTAGGTTATAAATGGACGCCGCCAGATAAGAGTGCTGAGTTTAAGCACCATTATGAGTGGAGTGAGATGACTTTCAACAAAAGGTACTTTGTGAAGAGTACTTTTGGTGATATAGTCGGACCTTTAGATAGAGCTGCGATAAGAGATACTCCTCTGTGGATTACGAAGAAGCTTCCAGCTAATATTGCTACCTCCGATAATGTTGATAACGCGTTGCAAGAATATGCAGTGTGGGATTCGACTGTCCCCGAGACGGAGCAATTGATAACTGAGAAGCAACTTTGTAAAGAGGAGCATCAGGCCTTATGCAAGAAAGCGAATAAAGTTCTAGGAGGATACTTTGAACTTGATCGAGATTGGTATTTGAAGAAATATGCCGTTCCGATTAGGAAGGAGAGAGTTCTAGCGACATGGAAGCGTGAGTTTGTGCGTAAGGTGCTTGCAATTGATAGCATTGTTGTTCAGAGTAAGGACAAGGGTTATGATTATTTCTATACCGATCCGGAGGATATGGAAGGGGAGGATATTAGCATTAGAAATAATGTAATTCGCCCGCAAGCAGGAGAAGGAAGCGATACAGTAGCTCCGAAGACAGGTGCTAGTACTGACACACTTGCCGCACCGGCAACAGTGTCAACTACAAATGCACTAAGCTTCGCAGATACTACGGTAGCTGAGTTATCCACGCCTGATATGAGTAAGATGGAAGCTATGACTTTTGACAATGCAGCTAATGCATCGTTAGAGTCACCTTATATCATTGCCCAAGAGTCGTGGACGACTTCGGTGCCGCAGGGTTACTGGAAGACGTATAAGATACCGCCCTTGCTATATAATGTTGCAAAGCTTATAACAAAGTTTGCATATTATGGGTTGTATGACGCAGATCTGAAGATAGAGATTCGTTCAAACGGATCAGCTTATTTCCAGGGGGAGATGATGGCTGTGTGGCAGCCATACTTCCTGGGGTTAGACTTCTATGGGAATGCGAGAGGTATAGGAGGAGTCCT